CTCTTCTTTTGTCCATTTTTTAGCTTCTTCTAAGAAGTCATTAAATTTTAACATAACACTTTCCTTTTTGAATGATTTGCCTTTATACTCTTTCCATTTTTCATCATATGTATCGCCCTCTTTAAAGTCTTTAACTTCTTTTTTCTTTTGTGTTAAAGGAATAGGAGGATTTAATACCTTCTTTTTATCAACTACATCTGTACCGATACCTTTGTATGTTGTAGCTTCGTCCATAACTTCTTCCTTAGCTAGTTTAGATACAGCTTTATCAATACCAGTTGAACGCTTAAGGTACTTATTTTTACCTTTTGTATAAGTAGGATCTGTACCTGCACTTAATCCAGGCCTTTTAGACAAAGCAAGTTGATGACCTAAATCATTTGCTGTAAGTGCATTATCTTTATGAGCTTTTTTAACATAAGAAGCTAAAGTAGATTTTTTAAGTTCATCTAGTTGTTCTTCTTTTAATCCTTGTTTATACTTTGAAGGACCTGTTTCAACTGGAACTCCGTTTCTAGTTGCACCACCACCAGCTTGTACTTTAATTGGTTTAGTAGCAACCATCTTCTTTGTAAATGGATCGTATACTTTACCTTCATCAAGATCTACTTCTTCTTTAACTTTTTCTTTTTTCTTTTTAGCTTCAAGTTCTTGTTGTTCTAATTCTTTTTGATGATGTTCAGCTGCTTGACGATCATCTTCTTCTTGATCTTCATTTAAGCCACCAACAACTTCATGTTTATGACCAGCCGCACCAAGATGCATCTTAGCTGCTTTAACATTAGAACTATGCACATGAACCTTACCGCCTTTTACTTGTGAATTAATATCTTTATTAGCAAGTAGTTGATGAATATGATCTGTGTCTAGATCTTCTTCTAATTCAACTTCTTCTCTAGCCAATTTAACAGCAGCTTTTGTAATACCTGCTTGGCGTTTGCCAGATTTTTGGTATTTCTTAATAAAGTCAGAAGCTTTACCTGGTTTTTCAGAATCTTTACCAGCTTCTAAAGCTTTATTATGAACGTCTTGTGAAGCCTTGTCAATGTATTGAACTAACTTATGTTTAGATAATTCATCAATTTGTTCTGCTTCTTCTTTCATAGGTTTAAATATAGAATTTGGATTCTTTTTAACATATTCATTATGAGCCTTTGTCATAGCTTCACGATGTTTCTTTTCATGCTCAGCTTTTTCTTCTGGAGATTGAGAAGCAATATTTTTCATAATGTCTTTATTTTTAAAATAGTTGGCCAGAATCTTATGACCTCTTGACTCTTTTACATCTTCTTTCATACCGTAATCTCCTTGGGAATCTTTTTGTGCTGGCTCGCCATGCATTTTACTGTTTTTAAAATTTACTCTATGAGGTCTAATCTTTCTAGTCTTATTTTCACCAGTGATCGGATCTACATAACTCTTAATCTTGTATTCAGAAGTATATTGATCTTCGTCTAATGATACTGATTCTGAATAATGATGTTTAATATGTGATACTGCGTGTTTACCATTAAATGATGTCTTAATATGTGTTGTCTGACCATTAGGATAATTAACTTCACTGTGAGTATTAGAATGACGAGTTAATTTACCGCTGTTTCGTTTAGCAACTACTGAAGCTTGTTTATGTACATAATTATGAGATGCTTTAACATCTTCTGAATCATGGTTAACTACATGACTAGTATCTTTTGATTCGTTCATGTCAACTTCTGTTTTACTATTTTGTGAAGGTGATGCGCTTTCGTTCTTTTTAGCATAGTAAGCAGCAAGAGCCATTTGTTTACGTTTAGCCGCAGATTTGCCTTTAAACTTAGGATTGTCTGAATGCACGAAGTCATGGATCCATTCACCTGTTGGTGTGGACTTAGTTAGAACTTCGTCTAATTGTTTAGTAACGTCTTTAAATGATTTCATTTGTTATTTATGCTCCAATGTTCTTAAGTGTTGCGTGCAGTTGCCATTCAAACTTCTTATGTTTATCCATTCTATCTGCAATAAAGTTTGCAAGGCCTTGTTGTTTCTCTGTAGTAGCTATATCAAATAGCGGTGTTAAACAATCTAACACTTCTTTATTTGCAATTAATACGTTCATTACCATCTCTATAGCTGTATCTGGTTTTGAACTATCTTCCATAATAGTCTTATAACTGTAGATCTCCATTAAACTGATAGGAGCATATGCATCAAGCTTTCTTAACTCTTCTGCAAGTGGATCTACTGCACCATAAACATCTTCATATATCTCTTGAAAGAAGTCATGGAACATAGAAAAATGCATTCCCTCAACATTCCAATGATATGAATGAGCTTTAAAATACATTGTGAATGTATTACCTAATGCTACTTTTAAAGATGCTATCAATTTATCCATTTGTATCTATTCCCCAGTTTGTTGGTGTTTCATTAAGTCTGTAAACTTATAATCAGCATTTTCTTTTGTTTTAACTTTTTGTTTTTCCATAAATGCTGAGAATGTATGATCTCTTGTACCACCACCTAAACGCTTATCATCATTCTTAACTAATTTTGGCGGAAGTGTTTTAACCTTTTTAATCTTTTCATCGCCAATACCGTCACCAATCTCTCCACCATGGCCTTCTGCATAAAATTTAGAAGCAAAATCTTCATCCATCAAATCACCTTTAATATAGTCTTCTTTAGAAACTAAATGATGTACTGGTTTACCTTCTTTATCTACTTGTAATCTATTAAGTGCATTGCTAACTCCCTTTTGTCTATTCTTAGGAAGTTTGTCATACATGTTTGGTTGAATACCCTGTTTAGATACTTGCTGTTTAGTAACTTTATCTAAATAACTACCAGCAGTTTTTTGAGAGATCTCATCAATAGATTCTTCAGTTAACTTTGATAACTTAGCTTTAATTTTAGCTACTTGAGCTTGATGGTATCTAACTTTCTCATCATCACCTGCTCTATTTGCAGCAACAGCATGTTCTGTATGTTTATCAGCTTGAGCTTTTAATGACTTGGCATCTTCATTGATTTGTACTTCTTCATGTACATACTTAATCTTTTGTCTACGTAGATGGTGGCGTGTAGCAAGCGTATGACCAGGAGTTGTGTGAGGTTCTCCCACATACTTCTCTGAATTTTCAGGCATATGTTCTTTACCAGCTTTCATGAAGTCCTGATAAGTTAATACGTTTCTTGCTAGCTTAGTATCTGCATTCTCTTCATTAGTATCATATACACCAATCTTTTGTAAAGCTTCAGTAGCTTTGATGTGAGCGTCTTTATATGTCTTAAGTTGATTGATATCTGGATTGTCACCAATCTTACCATGTAATTGTAAGTACGTATCAGTTGTCTTGATAGCATTAAGCATAGCTACAGGATCTTTAGAGTCTATTGCTGCAAGCTTAAATGCTTCTACCAACTCACTATTAAGGTTCTTAGGTATATAACCTTTATAGCTAAATACTTCTTCTTTAAGTTTACTATATTCTTTGTCTAGATCTAACCGTCTTTGTTGTACAGCTTTTTGATCTACATCTTTGTTGCCTGATAAGTTTTGTAGTGTTTTACTTTTTTCAGCATAATCTTTATGTGGGTCTGCTGGGTTTAGTACAGATTCTGGAACACAGTTAGGAACTTTTCTACCGTTCTTTGTTTTAAGACCAACTGCAGTATAACCTTTCCAACAAGCTTTCTTAAGTTCACCTGTAGGTTTCTTAACTGCTTCTACTAATGAAACATCCTTGACCCATTTGCGATGAAGGTTACCTGTATTATCTACAACAACTAGATAATTAGAACCACGATCCATAATTTCGTATTGAGAACCTGCTGACTCGACAATATCACCGATCTGATAGATCTCGCCTTTGAAGTATTTGTCTCTGAGAGAATCAATACTGAATCTAACATCTTCTTTAATAAGTTCTAGACCATAAGACTGTCTCATTTCATTCATTAAACGACGTGCATCAATATCTCTGAAAGATGTAGGCATAGCTGCTTTGAATGAGGTGTAATCACCTTTTGATACATGTGATTTGATCTTTGAGGCGCTTGAATCAACTGGAGCGGTAACCACAGACATAGATTCAAATAGCTTAGATTTCTCTTCTGAAGTTACTACAACAACATTCTTATATCTACGTTTTAAACTACCAATTTCTTCGGCAAGATTACCTTCTGTTAACGGAACAAAGTTAAGTCCATTAAACATAAGGTTAAGAAAATGGATCTTCCTGTCCGCAGGAAGATCGTTCTTATTTTCTGTGATGAAGATTACATGTTCTGCATTATGAGATTCGACTAGCTTTTTAACAAGCTTGAATGTCATCTCATTGACTGCCGTTGGAGGATTAAAGCTTCCTACTGCCATAATGACAGTTTTGGAAGGCAATTCTCGTATGAGTTGTCTATAGTTCTTCATTGGATTCCATCTATAAAAATAGTATTATATATTATTTATACAGCGGAGAGTATCACTTTTGTAATATTTGCAACCCAACGTGAAGTTACCTCATCACCGGCTAGTTCATCGTTAGCCTGAACGTCACCTATTTGAGTAACCAAGTCTTTGAATTCATCGCCATTTAAGATGCCATCATTGTACTGTTCAGTGATATCATGTAATTGCGTAGCTAATGACCCTTTGATACCTGGGTCTGTCATTGCAGTTCTTAATTCGTTTAATACTGACATTTTACCTTCCCCTCCATGCTTTTTCTATGACTAAGATTCTAGTTTTTTGTAGTTTTAAGGTAGCTTCACAGTATGCTTCTGATCCGTCCCTTGCCTTTTGAGTCGCGATGTATAGTTCTTCAATAGTTTTTGCTTGTGGATCTGCTCTAAAATCTGTATACATGTTTAGCCATCTGATATCATCAACAGTAGACTGCCATCTTGGATGGTCTTTAGTAGCTCCACAGGTTAGAGTTTCTACCTTCTGTTTGATGTCTATAAGCTTTGATGCCTCGGCTGGGTCATGAGGTACTGGCATAATAAAACTACAACCAGTCATGAGCAATACTGCTATTAGTGTTAATTTTCTCATATCATCCTTTATGAATACAGTGTTTGTAACTTATTTATACAATAAAAAAGGGACCGAAGTCCCTTAGTTAAAACTTAAATCCATCCGTGACCGGCCGCTTACCGATGTTACTCTTATCGAATACTGGAGTATCGTCTTGACCAGAGTCAGAGATATTATTTTGTGCTGACACCTCAACATCATATAACTTCATCTTAGACTTATCAACGCCAATAACAAATCGTTTATAATATGATGGATCATTATATCGATTCTTTAATTGTTTGACCATGATCTGACCAAGTTCTTCAAGTTCTTCTGTTGAGATTAAAGCCAACATCAAATCAACTGTTGCAGGCAAACCAAAAGATTCGGATGTGTCTTCAAGACCAGGATCTGAATTTGTAAACCCGGATCTCGTAGTTTGAGTGGCACTCACGATGGGGACATTATACTCTACTGCCAAACCCCTTAGTTCTTCTGCAATTGTTTTGACATAGGTATAACTATTTACGTTAGCCCCATATCGAAGTCTTTGTGAACTACAAATATTTAAGTAGTCAATATAGATAATATCAGGAGAAAACTCTTGCTTAAGCTTCAACTCTTCAAGTAATGCTCTAAAATGACCGGCATGGGCACCGGCTGTCGGATATTCCTTGATGATGAGCTTACCTTGAGATTTCTTCCTGACTTTATCTAACCTTGTGTCGAAGATATCTTTATCAACGACCTTTAATTCATCCATGGATAGGTTAAGTAGATTTGCATCAATACGTTCTGCAATTCTTTCTTCCGCCATTTCCATTGTAATATATAAAACATTCTTGTTATCTAATAGATTTGCGGCAGCGCAGTGACACATGAATAAAGATTTACCAACACCTGTACCTGCAAGGATTACATTAAGAGTCTTATTAGATAATCCTCCTTTGGTAATCTTGTTAAGCATGTCAAGATCAAACTTAACTTTCTCTTCTACACGATGGTAGAATTCATAACGCTCATCAGAATCAGTGAGATAAGAATGGCCAACATGATTATCGAATGAAACACCAAGAGCATCAGACAAAAGCGAAGGAATGGCATCATCTTGTCTTTCTTTGTCTCTACCATCGATGATTGCGATCGAGTCAAGTATTGCATTATACACCGCCTTCTTTTTGCAAAATTGTTCTGTTTCTTGTAACAACCATTCCTGATTAGTGTCTTGCTTCTTCATATCAACAATAAGTTTTTGTTGTTCTTTTAGATCTGTATCAGAAATATCTTTTCTATTTCCAACTTCAATAGCAAGGATCTCTTGTGTAATAGGTTTATTATACTTCTCAAAGAAGTTGGTGATCTCTTCAAATACAATAGCCTCACCTCGACTAGAGAAATATTTCTTATTTAGAAATGGTATAACTTTTCTACTATATTCTTCATTGAATAGTAGATTATTTAGAATTGTGGTTTCAATTCTCATCAACACCGCCTGTATAAATTAAATCGTTTTTATGAACTCCCTCTTCTAGCATCTGCATAATGAGGTCGCCTACTGAATGTTCAAACTCTACTTTATCAAAGTCTGCGCAGTTATTCTCTATTATATCATAGTTGTACTTTAATGTATAATTATCCTCATTAAAAGATACCTTACCTATGGTAAATCGAACTTCAGAATACTTATGGTCTTCCAGTTGTAATGCAAACTGGGTTTGACCATAAGGTTCCTTAATATACTTAAGCTTCGATAACATCGTCTTCTATTGCAGCAAGTTCAATGTCAATTTCAGAATCAGATAAGATATTACCATGAGCCATCTGATATCGATCTTGAATAGCTTGTTGGAAAGTCTTATCTGTCAATAGTTGTAACCAGAAATCTTTTGAATCAGTCTCTTTGATTCTCCATTTTCTTTCTTCTATTTCCCCAGTTCCTGTATTAACACGAGAGAACCAACCAACAGAAGGCTTAATAACATGACCGGTTTCCAAAGCCATATCGAGTAGACCAGACCAGCGAGATATACCACCATCAAACTTAACTGTAACAGGGATCTTTGATTTTTCACGAACATAACGAGATTTCTCCACATTGATAATGAAATTATAACCAGACAACTCAGTACCATCTTTCTCTTGTTGTCTACCTAGAATAAAGATATTATCCGCTGAGTAGTATGAACCAGTACCACCACCAACTACAGGTTTTGCATACATCTCCATAGTCATATATGTGTGGTTAACAACTACCATTGGAATATCTTTAAGAGTTAGATGAGGTGTTACCATTCTGAATAATGATTTAATTTGTTTTGCTCTTGACATATCAGCAACTGATTTACCATCTAAAGCATCTTCAACTTCTTTCTTAGATGCAAGATTACCGATAGAGTCAATGATAATCATAACTTTGTCATTACGTTCTATGCCTTCAAGTTGTTTCATAATATCAAACTTAAGTTGTTCTACATCTGTGATAGGAGTATGAAGAACTCTTGAGGTATCTATACCAAATGAATCAAAATATGATTGAGGAGTACCAAACTCTGAATCATAGAATAAAAGAACAGCTTCTTTATACTTTTCCATATAGGCATTAGCCATCAATAGAGAGAAAGCCGTTTTAAAATGTTTAGAAGGACCTGCCCACATTGTTAGGCCTGGAGTTAAACCTCCATCTAGTCTGCCTGATAATGCAATATTAATAGCAGGAATAGATGTTGCTATCATATCCTTCTTTGTAAAGAATTTAGATTTAGAGAGAATCTCTGAATCTTTGATTGTTGAATTACCTTTGATTTTATCTAATAGTCCCATGTATTGCTCCTTTATTTAGATCTTTTTAAAATTTCACGTTCAATCTTGGCAATAGTTTTATTGCCTTGAGTTTTATTCTTTAATTCTTGTAATTGCTTAAGATTTAAAGTTCTTAATCTTGGTTTACCTGATTTATAAACCATTGGATTATTATGACGTTTACTTGGATGGATTTTACCGCCTTTATTACCTGGTTGTGCCATTATATTCTCCTATTTTTTGAATGGGGTACATCAAATACAAAAGTTACTCTAACTTCATCACCAAGAACTTCTGTACCATGCATAAGTTTATTATTAAACCATAGTAGAGTTCCAGGTTCTACATCATAAGATTCTCCGCCTACAGTATATCTATATTTGCCTTTAATAGCTAAATGATATCTATCTCGTGTTTGATAATATTTACCTTCATCAATGTGCTGTCCAACTTCTCCACCTGGAGCAAGAGATAGGAATCCACATCTATCAAACTTTTTAAAGTTTCTTTTTAAGAAGCCGATCATTTCTGTATGATGATTGTATGCTGGAGTTTTTACACAAAGTTCTGAATCTTCAGCGTGATCTTCTACTTTAGTCACAACTCCCATTACAAGTTGAAGTACGCCTACTGGTAAATCAGCATAACCTCTATTTAATAATGATCCTGTATTATCTACTTTTTTCTGACCATTCCAATCTTCTGGATACTGATCAAGTTGTTTTAATATCTTTGAGACATTAATACCAGTCTTAATAATTTTTATATTATTCATTGATAACAAATACCGCAACGCCAGCTTCAGCAAACATAGCTATTGATTTTTTCCATGAATCATTCCAATGAGGTCTAGCTTCTATACATTCTTTTGATACCACTACTTTTTTAATACCTACTTGGATAATACCCTTTGCACATTCTGAACATGCTGGTAAACCATGAATGAATATTGTTGATCCATCTAATGATACACCTGAATACGAAGCATTGAATATAGCATTCATCTCTGCATGAACTATCAAAGATAGTTTTACATCTCTATCCGATAATCTCTTGCTTAAATCAGATATTCCACGTGGAAATCCATTATAACCTTGAGATAAGATCTGACCTTTAGATCCAACTACCACTGCTCCAACCTGTGTGTTTGGATCCTTAGACCATGTGGCTATTTCTTTTGCGAGTTTAAGGTATCGCTTATACCATTTATTAATCGCTGCCATCGATAAACTTAAAATGCCTTTCATAAACGTGAAGAGATGCTACATTCCAATAGATATCACCTATATTAAGATCTACTAAATGTTTATAGTTTTTTCTTAAGTATTCCCATACTTCAAGTAATACATGTTTTTGCCACGCATAATCATTCTTGTAACCAAAAACTGCATCATTTGATCTCATGTAGACCATTGCATGTAGCTTTCCATCTCTGATTAAATATTGGACTGTGTTAGTACACATGAAGTCAGACATACCATCAGTATTATAATCATCATGCATGGTTGGTCTTGTATAGATCATTGCAGCACGACGAGAATCAGGACTACGGGCTAGTTCATCTACAACTTTTATGAACTGTGAACCATTCTCTTTAGAATATATACACCAACCATAGTTTGAATTAATGCGGCCAGAAGTAGATGCAACCATCTTCCAGATTTCTGGAGGACCACCAGGAATATCATTTACATTAAGAGACATAGATTTATACCAATCTAATTCTCTTTTAAC